CTACTGTTAAGTCACTCTCTGGTTCAATAAGTTTTAGTAGTAGTTTAATAAAACAAACTTCTAAGTTGTTGAGTGGAGGTTTAAGTTTTGTAGGTACTCTTACTAAGATAAAAAGTTTTCTTGTTAATTTATCAGGAAGTTTGTCGTTCTCAGGTTCAGTACTTAAACAAACTAATAAAATTTCTTTAGGTTCATTATTAACTTCCGGAAGTTTGATTAAAAGTACAAATAAATTATTAAGTGGTAGTCTAAGTTTTGTAGGGACTTTAACTCGTATAAAGAGCTACCTAGTAAGCCTATCAGGAAGTTTAGGATTCTCAGGTAGTTTAGTTAAACGTACTAATAAGTTTCATACTGGGTCTATTTCTTTTTCAAGTAGTTTAATAAAGAGTATTAATAAGAATTTGAGCGGTCTTGTATCATTTTCCAGTTCATTATTAAAGTCAGTTTCAAAGAATTTAATTGGTACAGTTTCATTTTCTAGCTCATTGTCTAAGAGAACTAGTAAATTACTTAGTGGTGTTTTAACGTTTTCTAGTAATTTAAGTAAATTAAGAACTTACTTAGTGAACTTAGTAGGTAGTCTGTCGTTCTCAGGGTCAGTACTTAAACGAGTTAATAAAAATTTAATAAGTACTCTTTCATTTTCAGGTACTCTATCGAGAATTCGTTCAATATTACTTCTCGGATCTCTTAGTTTTTCTGGAATTGTTAATAAGTCAATTAGTAAGAAGTTGTCTGGGTCGTTAAACTTTTCAGGTTCAGTAATAAAAAGTTATGCAGCTAAAATTAAATCAATATTGTCAAAGTTTATATCTTTTGACATAGCAGGTATAGATCCTTTACAAGGTGTAACTTTAAAGTACCCTACAGCAATTGATACTGAACTAAATATTATTTATCCTACATCCTCTGATATTGACTTTATAGTCAATAGGTAGACGGAGTTTTTAATGAATAGTTATAGAACTTTAATCGAAGAGATAGTTCCAGAAAGAAGCTCTTGTGAGTTAAAAACTAAACTTACGAGGTCTGATGGAAATGTATTATTGGAAGCTGATTTTACTTCCTTGTTGCTGACTATCTTTGTTCCTGAGCTTGACGGTTCTCCTATAGTAAATAATGTTTTAAATCGTAATGTTTTAAATGCGAATGGAGGTACATTTGATACTGACGGAGTATTAACTATAAATATCTTTCCTAATGACAATGCAGTACTTGGAGCATCTGATCCAGAACTTCACAGAGCAAGAATTGAATGGACCTATTCTTCAGGTACTAAGTCAGGTATTCATGAGTTTGATTGGTACGTAGCTAACCTTAAATTAAAAGGCTAATAATGACTGCGATAGAATTAATTAGAAATACTGTCAGAGTAAATTCTGCAACAATTGAAAATGGTCGTGCAGGTGGAATGAATGTTGAAGGTTTAAAGCGTAATCATTACAAAGGAACTAAACTTCTTCAGTATTACGCTGTAGTTAAGTCGCAATCAGAGCCTAAAGGTTACAGTACTATTATTTCATTCTCAGGAATTGCAGATGTTAATATACTTCCGAATTTAGATACTTCTCAAATTCGAGTTAGATGTTCTTGTCGTGATTATTATTTTACATACGAGTGGTATAATAAACGTTCAGGTGCTTTAGCAGGTGGTCCGCATTCAGTTTATACTCGTAAAACTGCTACTCGTCCAGAAAGAAATCCTGCACATCTTCCTGGCATGTGTAAGCATTTAATTCGTCAGATTATCGTTATGAGACAACATAAATTGGTAACTGGTGGATTGAGTTTGTAAAATCTTGTTAGAATTTCAGTTTATTCTTATTGGAGGGTTTCGTTATGAGCAAAGTTCTTAAAGGAGCAAAATCTAAATCTGTAAAAGAAAGTGACGATTCTGTTGCTCCTAATGCTGACGGTAGTTGTCCAACTGGTTATCAACTTAACTCTGATAAAACGAGGTGTGTTGTTATGGAAGCAGTAAATATCACTATCATCCCAAAGAATGCAACTGAAAAGTCCTTGATCATCCGTCACTTGGAAGCTCATGACAATGTTTATACTGTTGTCAAAGGTCAAATTAAAACTTCTATGATGAAGGAAGAGCTCTCTAAGTTTAAGAAGATTTATGAAGATGAAGGTGTAGCTGGGACTGATGGTGGTGAAGCTGGAGTCGAAGGTGGAATGACTCCTGGTGAGCAGGGAGCTCTTGCTTCTACTATGCCAGTTGATGGTCAGTGTCCAGAAGGTTATGTACTTTCTTCTGACGGTACTAAGTGCGTTGTAGCTCCAGAAGTCCCAATGGCAACTGGTGAAGGATTTGAGATTACTCATGAGTCTAAGAACTTTATTGTTGATGGACCATTGAATGTTAAACTCAAAAACGGTAAAACAGTTCAATTTGAGAATCTTGAGGAAATTGAAATTTGTAAGAGTCAGACTGAGGACGTACAAATCGGACAAAGTGGTCAAGTAATTATTCTAAAGTCTGAGTCTGTATGTCGTGAATTCTTGAATCATGTGTACTTCAAGGATGACGTTCATATTGAAACTCGTGACTTGTCGATTGCTGAAACTTTGATGACTGATCTTACTCCACTTCAGATTGCTGAAAAGATTATTGAAGCTGGTAAGGTTAAGGGATCTCTTGCTGAATTGAAGAAGAGCGATAAGGTTACAGTCAGTGCAATTCGTAATGTTAAGCGTTCTCGGTCAGTTGAGAGTAAGGTTGAGATTATTCGAAATAATCCAGCTAAGATCTCGTTGAAGCGTACTGAGAATCTTGGTGTTGAAGTCAAGAAAGTTTAATGGAACATAAAGAATCAACGACTACAGGATCACTAGGAATTGGGCATACATTGCCATCTAAGCCTCGAATGAGAGATTTCATTCGACAAGCTAAGAAGATGTTCCCGAAACTTAGTGATCCTGAGTTGATAAAAATGTCATTAGTATTACGAAAGAAGCATCGTAATGGGAAGTGAAATAAGACGAGTCATTGAACGTTCAATCGTTGTACAGAATGACTTGAGGGATCAACAGATTAAGTTACAAGGTACTACAGTTGTATTTATAATACCAAAGTCTGGTACTGAATTTGATGAATTCGGTGATCAGTATATTGCGATGCCTGATGATCCTCTTACTGAAAAGCTAGAAACTCAAATTATTATTGATTTTGGTGATTATGAAGCTGTATTAGACGAGTACTTACATTCTAAAGAACTCACGCTCCCTGTTAAGGCTTTAGCTAAACTCAGTGACAATATTCCTAAAGGTTCTACTACTTTTCTTACTTTCTCAGCTAAAGATGGTCACAATTTTACTAGACAGTTTGTTGTGAATGGATTAGAAGAAAAGTTAGAAAGATTTAATCATTCCAAGACTTTAATACTAGGTCCAACAAGGAAATAAGATATGAAGATTGATAAAGCTCTTCGTGATCAAGTTCGAAAATCAGTTAAAGAAAGTCTTAATAATTTAGTTGAAGATGAAGGCATTATTGCGATGATGGATCCTCCAGGTGAACCTGCTCAAGGTCCAGTTGATAATTCAAATATTGCTGGTCTTGCTAAGCAGGCAGTGAGCTCTTTACGTCAACTCGCTCAAGGTATGGAAGATTCTGGTTCTAGTGGAGCAGCTTATAGTGCAATGGCGAATTCGATTGAATCGTCTATGCAACTTCCAAGTCCTGAAGATAATCCAACTTCGTAGGTTATAAATGCCTTTACTACCTCAGTTATCAACTTTAAGAGAGTCGACTTTAGCTTTATTAACTCATTTTAGATCAATTTTACCTAGTGCATACCCTGAATTCTTTTCTACGTCTTTACAAATTGCATTAAATCCTGCTGATGACGAATTGTCAGACTTTCGTAGGTCAGAGGAAACGCAGAAACCTAATAAAACTTTTAAGTTACCAGTAATGGTACTAAGTTATGGGAGTCCTGTAGTTACTGAGGATTTTCGTCAATGGTCTGCTCGTGAGAATTTTGTAAAAGTTAGTGAAGATCCAGTTGTACTAATGGGTAAAGGTACAGTATCTAAGTTCAATTATACAGCTAAATGTTATGCTAGTACTGCAGATGAAATACTAGCAATCTTAGAGATTTGGCTGTTGGTAGTAATGCATTTTAGAAAAATTGAATATCAATCTATAATTGCTGGACGAGTTATGTCTATGCAGTTAGAATTTGACCTTCCACAGATTTTTCATTTTCCTGACGTAGGAGATCGATGGGGAAATCGAGGTCAAATTTATGGACTAAGAGGTTCATTTTCTGCACTTGTACCTCTTCTATTCAGACCTAATACAAAAGCTGCGAAGATTCTTACAACTAAGTCTAATACTTATTTATTAGACCAGACTGATATATTAGTTAATTTTACTAGTTATCATGATTCTTTATTTGATATAATAACAGAAGAGTCTGAGGTGTAACTTGAAAAAGGTATTAAACGTAACTAATATCGTAAAACATATTAGTATAACTGGACTTGTTAATGATACTTATCAGATCCAGCCTAAAGGATTTGCTGTTGTACCTGATGAAGTCGAATTAGTCCCAGGAGTTATTGAAGTCGACAAGCCAGTTGTAAATAAGAAATAAGATAGAATTATCGATGGACTTCTAGAGGTATAAAATGTCTTACGATTCTCCTGATGTGTACCCAAGAGAGATTGATCTAAGTCAAGTTGCAGTAGGAATTAGTCCTGGTACTGGAGCTATGGTTGGAGCTTCTTCTCGTGGACCAGTTCGGACTAGAACTTTTATTACTGATTTAAAATCATTAATTGACACGTTCGGTGAGCCTGATCCAACTGTTTCGTTTATGCATTATAGTGCAATTGCTTTTTTAACTGAAGCTAAAGCACTTTGGGTAACTCGAGTAGTTGGAAGTGGTGCATATCACGGAACGATTGTTAGTACTAATTCCAATCCGGGTTATGCTGTAGCTGGAGCTCCTTTAGCTCCACTTTCACCTAAGGAAGCTGCTTCTTACTCTTTTGGAGTAAGTGACTGTTTTCTAATTTATGCAATCGGTCCTGGAGTTTATGCTAACGCTGAATTGTCAGTAAAAGTTGACAATGTCGTTACTACAACTACTCCTCATACCTTTGATATTACTGTTTATCGTACTTCTAAAGGTGTTAAGACGGTAGTTGAAACATTTACTGTTTCTAAGTCAAAAGGTTTAGATGGATTTGGAAGCTCGTTATTTATTGAAGATCGAGTTAATTTGACTTCTAAGTATATTCGAGTTTTAAATAATCCAGCAGTAAGTGGTGACCCTTATGTAATGACTTCTGATCAGTTCTTAACTCAAGGAGCTGACGGTTCTACTCCTTCTGCAGGTAATATTGAAGGTACTTACGGTTGGCAGTTATATGCTAATAAAGACGATGTAAGTGTCAATATTCTAATGGCTGGTGGTTATTCAGTAGCTTCTACTGCATTAGTGATGGATACAATTGCTCAGTCACGACGTGATTGTATCGCAATTTTAAATATGCCTCCTGGAAATCAGGATGGCTCTGCTGAGTTGACTTATCGTAATACTACGTTAAATCTCAATTCTGACAGATCAGCGATCTTCTCTCCAGATGTTTATATTCATGATCCTTATTCTAATAATAGTTTGTTCGTACCTCCAGATGGTTATGTAGGGTCAGTTTTTAGTCGTACAATTCGATTACGTCAGCCGTGGTACCCTGCTGCTGGTCCTAATCGAGGAGTACTTAATGTTCTAGGTACTCGGTTGAATTATACAGAAGGTCAGCGTGGACTTTTGTATAAGTCGCAAGTTAATTTTATTCGTACAATTAGTGGACAAGGTACGATTGTTTGGGGTAATAAGACGTTAAAATCTGGCATGATGAGCGCGTTATCTTGGATCAATGTCCGTATGTTATTAATTGTAATTGAGAATACTATTAAGAATGCGTTGAATTCAGCTTTATTTGAGTTGAATAATGACTTTACTCGTCTTAAGGTATCAAGTCAAATTGATTCTTATATGAGGACAGTCAAAGCTCAAAATGGAGTTTATAATTATAAGGTAGTCTGTGATAAGAGTAATAACACTGATCAGATTATCGATCAAAATGAGCTTCATGTTGATGTCTACGTTCAACCTCAAAGAGACATTGAGTATATCCAGTTGCAATCTGTAATTACTCGTACTGGTGTGAATTTCAATGAGTTAATTGTGACTGGCGGTAATTTTGGTTAGATCTTAGTCAAAATTATTTGTTTTATAAAATAGTAGACACAAAGGATAACTAAATGATTGATATTGAATCATTACGTTCTTTAGCTGAACCATTAAAATCTTATAACTTTGAGATCTACATTCCAGTAGTTCCAGGTGGTGCTGATCTTCAAGGTGAAGACATTAGATTTTATTGTAGAACAGGTATTATTCCTGGCGAGACTCAGGAACCTATTGTAGTTGATTCAGGTGGACATCAAGTAATGTTTGCTGGTCGTACTACTTATAGTCATCAATTCCCTGTGTCTATGAGACTTCATGAGGACTTGAAAGTTATTAATATGTTGCGTACTTGGCGCGACTTGTTATTTAATAAACAGACAGGTGCTCAGTCAGTGGCCAGTGAATATAAAGCACAAACTCTGTATGCTATTTTATTGGACTCTGCTAAAAATCCAGTTCAATATTATCGAGCAGTAGGAGCATGGCCAAGTGTAGTACCAGACGTTCCATTAGGTTATGGTGGAAACGAAGCGTTAGAACTTCAAGTTGTATTTACATTTGATTATTGGATTTTTAAATAAAAAATGCCACTTCCAATTTCAATAGATGAGGTAGCTCAACGTCTAGATCCAGCACTAGCGTATAAGTATAGCGTTGAGCTACCGTCATTTACATTAAGACCTAGTGTAAGTGACCCTTCAAGAAAAGCATTGAAAATTAATGATAATTTAAATTCTCTAATTCCAGGTAAGTCTAGTAGTGATACTGTATCGTTACCTCCGAGTTATATTGAAAGTGTATTCTTTCAATTTTCTAATAATTTAATTGATCAATTACTAGTAGCTTCAGTAATTAGAAGTTACGCTGGTAAAGTTGTTACTGCTCCTATAACTATAAGATTCTATGAGGACGCTGGGTACAATTCTTCAAATTATATATCTATTTGGAAGTCGTTAATTCTTAATGATGATGGGACTTTTAACTATCCTGATGAATATAAGAGAGATATAAATATTTATTTACAAGATAGTCAAAATACTCCTGTATTTAGGATTATTGCTCACGACTGCTGGCCTGAGTCAAATTCACCAATTGGAATTTCATACTCAGAAATGGGTCGTCAAGTTGTAACTCAGACATTTAATAGTGACTTAATTGTAGTTATGGGAGCAATTTAGAAAGGGTAGAATGGATATAGTCAATAAAAATCAGAAACCAGTTAAAGCTACTCCAATTGTTAATCCAGTAGTAAGTTCTCAAACTGAACCTGTTTATACAGTTAAATTACCGTCTTTAGGTAAGCTTTATGGTGGAATAAGTGAAGTTACAGTAACATTATTTTCTTTAAATGATGTTAAACGTTTAATTGAAATTTCAAAAGGTACTAAATCTGACTCTTTAGAGAAATTAATCACTAGTAAATTGATTAATTTTCCTTATAGTCTTAGTAGATCCGATTACTTTTTTATTCTTTACTGGTTACGTGTAAATTCATTTAAAAATTACCCTATAAAAGTTGATTATCAGTGTGTTAAATGTGACAAAGTAAATTCCGACCAGCCAGTTAGCGGATTAAATATAGATACTAAAGATATTGATCTAGATTACTCTGAACCAGTTGAATTAGATCTCCCTAATGCTGGTAAGGTGCATGTAAGATTATTGAATTTAAGTGATGAAAAAGAAGTTGACTCTGTTCTTTCTATTATTCATAAAGACCGTGCGACTCAAGGTGACGAGTGGTTATGCTCTTTAGCTGCAATGATTGTTGATAATCAACCATTATTCTCCAGATATGAAAAAGTAAGAAAAGACTTTACATCTGAAGATATCTTAACTCTAGATATGTTTCAAGACGAGTTTAACTACGGAGTTAAAAACGCTTTGAAAATGACTTGTCCTGGTTGTCAGGAGGTCAATCAAGTCAACTTTCGATTATCGATGTCAGTACTCGTTCCCTCAATGGGCAATGCAGGATCTGTACGAAGCAGAGTTCGATTTAGCTCTGTACCTTCATCAGCAGTTTGATGTCATTTCTCAGATGAATTTTGAGAAATTTCTTTGGATGCATGCTAAGTTAATTAGTAAATTACCAGAAATTAAATCTCAATGATTGATAATAAAAAATTTCAAACTTTAGTACAAAATCAACCGAGTAAGCCTATCTCATTATCATCTAAGTCTGTAATTGACAAGAAACCTATGTCAAATAAGGACTCAGTTGTTAAAGGTGATATTGAGACTAAAATTCAGAAAACTCTGTTAGTTGTTGATAATATAAGACTACAGACTCTGAATACTCTAGAAGCGTTAGAGGATCTTAGTAGAGAAGATAGCCTTAAGCTCTTCGAACTTAATAAGTCGATGAAGCAGTTAGTAGGGATATCTTCAGAAATTCTTGATTCTAATTCTGACGCTCGTCCAGGTGAAGCTCAAAATTTTATTAAGTCACTTGATGAGACACGTAAGTTACTTAAAGAGTATCGAGATACTAAAATCCAGAATATGACTCTTGAGCAGTTTTTATTAAACTCAGAGTCATCGCGTAGACGTCAAGTACTTAGAGACGAAGAAATTGCTAAAGTTATTACTGATGCTGGTAAGACATTAGGAAAGCCATTTACTGAATTCTTAGAAGAGAATATTAATAGAGTTTCAACTACTCCTTTACATAGCACAGCTTTAGATGTTGGATCTTCAACTTTATTAGGTTCAATTGGTCCGCTATTTGCAGGTTTAGTTAGAGCAGTTCCAGAAGCTCTAAGTGAATTTAGAGAGACTAAGTCTTCTTTAGTATCACTAAAAGATAAATTATTTGGTGAGAAAAAGAACGAAGAACTTGTTAAATTAAGTAATCAGATTGACTCTGATGAGGCAATTCATCAGGTTGAAGATCGAGAAGCTACTATACCTTTAGTTCCAATAAAAGAAAAAGAACATAAAGATCAGAATGAAGATCGAATTCAAATTGATGAAGCTAAATCAAACAAGGGATTTAAAAAGTCTGTTGTTGAATCATTAGTTTCGATTAAAAAGTCTCTAGATAAAGGTTTAGATGACGTTTCTAAAAATGTAAAAGCTAGTAAGCCTATAGATGGTTTATTTAAAACTAAGTCAGATAGTGGAATAGGTTCAGCTATAGGAAGCGCTTTAGGTGGATTTTTTAGATCTCCAGCAGTACTAGGATTATTAGGAGGAGCTCTAGCTGGAAAGTTAATATCTGACGGAGCTGATAAATATTTCGGTGAGAACGGTTCATTAGCTCGAAGATTTCATGAGTTAGTTAGTCCTACTAAGAGAGTAGAAAAAGCTGAAGCTGAGACTTTATCTAGTCAAGGTATGTTTATTAAGAAAGATGACTTTGATAAAGCTGAAACTGGTCAGTTGAATCAGCAACAATCTTCTAGTAAACAATTTACTGAAGATGTTCCTAGATTAAAGTCTCCTAAGTCAGGAAGTGTGGAGGAAGCAGTAATTAAAGCAATGCCTGCTCCAATCCCACTTCCTAAAGAACTGAAAAAGTCAGTTGATCCTCCTAAAGCTCAAATTCAACAGTTACCGAAAATTAATGACACTCCCAGACTTCCAGAGTATCAAAAGTTGAGTAAATCGTCAGATGTAAGACCAGAAAAGAAAGAAGTAACTGCTCAAGACGTAGGAGATGCTGTTGCGAGTAAATTAAGAGAAATTATGAGACCTCAATCTAATTCATCTGAACCTCGTCAGCAACCTAGAGTAAGTGACACGATTGCTCATGTAATCACCGATCCTGCTAGTCAGCTAATAAATAGTGGGAATATGTAATGGTTAATCCAGACGAAAAGTTTAAAGTTGTTATAACAAGTCAACGTCATACTAAAAATGGTTTAGTAAATACTAGTTTGTGGGGACTTCTTCCTGATAGAGTCGATATGGAAGTATCTTCTGAGTGGGACACTCCGTTAGCTCCAAGTGGAGGAGGTCCATTATTTACTGCAATTAGATTAGTAGCTTCAGAGTTAGGAGCTAGCCCTTATTCTAAGTTTATGACAGTTGCATTATGGGCTGGATCAGCACCGATTCAAATGACTATACCATTAGAGTTTTCTGCTGATAATGAGCAAGAGCATACTCAAATGCTCACTAATATTAAAACTCTAATGAAGATGACTTTACCAGGTGAAATTGGTGACTCAGGAATGCTTAGTCCTCCAGGACCAACTCCAGATAACGGATGGCTAGCTGGTAACTTTTTTAATAAAATTGGAGCATTCTTTGGTGGAGAAGATATTAATATCAGTTTAGGTAATTTTCTTGAATTTAAGAAAGTTGTAATACTCAGAGTAGCTCCAAGTTGGCATATGACTTTAGCTCGAAATGGAAAGCCAATGCGTTGTACTGTATTAATACAGTTTCGTACATATAATACTCCAACTAAAAACGATTTAGATGCGATGTTTAAATGAGTAAATTTTCATTTACAAATGTTTATCCTCATATCTCTAGAAGTAATGAATTAGTACTAGATCTCCTTAATGGAGATTTTAGATACCTACATTATTATATGAGTAATAAAGATACTAAGCAACATTTAGTGTCAGATTCAGAGAGATCGC